ATGTTTAAACGTAAGAAAAAAGACTTAACACTGAGGTATCTATTATTTAGAGATGCTAGTAGACCAAACAAATATTCTCAAGGAGAAATAGATTGGCAAAAATTAGAAGAAACCATCCATAATCAAACAAAAGAATGGATTGTATATAATATTGATACTAATAGATATGAAAGTAAGAATTATCATTTTGAAATATTAGAGAAGAAAATTTTGGATGAGTTTGTAGCACAACAGAGATTTGATTTAAGTTATCATGTCAGGGGGGTTGCTTTTCCAGATTATGCTAAATTAGCACAAACGCAGGGGATAACACAATTGCAATATAATGGAATACCTGTAATAACATACCCTAGGAGGTAAATATGAAGAGATGGCATCTAGTAGTTAGTATGTGTTGTATTATAGCAATAACCTTAATAGCATGTGCAAAAGTACAATCTAAAATTTCACAAGATCAGATTGCTGCCCAAATAATTGAGGAAGAATCTTGGAGTTACGATAATTCTAGTTGGTATGCTTATGAAGCACCTAATAATACCACTGCTAATGGAGAGAAATGGATTGCTGATAATATTTCTACTGCTCATAAAACTATGAAATTTGGTACTATATTAGAGATCGAGAATCCAGAAACAGATCAAATGCTTGATGTACGAGTTACAGATCGTGGCCCATTCTGTGGGGATCGTGTACTCGACTTATCCCGTGGGGCCGCCAAAAGACTTGGGACATATAAATCGGGTGTTGGTATTCTTAAATATAGAATTATAGGTAATTTGTCGTATAAACAGTGGGTAATATATAATAAACAAATAAACGATATAACTAAAACCAAGGAGGAACGAAATGTCATACGAAACAAACGGTTCGGGGACAGCATCGACCAGTAGTACATATATGGCGACTAATTCTGCACATTATCTTACTGTAACTAGTGCGCTGGATTATCGTAATGATAATATATCTGTTGGTGCTACAGAAATTAAAGATCAACATGGTATTCATCCAATGTTGTACTTTAAATATATAAAGAAAAATTTTGGGATAATTGAACGAGCAAAACTTGATAGACGTTTGAAAATGCTTGAAAATGCTTGTAATAAAGCGATGGAATCGGGACAAGTACGTTTAAGTGAAAAAATCTTTGCAGATATGGTAAGGTCTGCTCGTGAAAGTGCTATGTATGCTAAAGGTATTAAACATTTTGTAGAGCATAACGTTTTAAATAAGTATAAATATAACATACGTGGTGGTCATATTTCTGATACAATGTTTAAAGAATTTACACGCGTTATCCCAGAGAAGGTACTAAAACGTAAAAAAGAAGTTGAATGCGTGTTTGATGATTTTGTAATTTATCATTATTATAATCCAAATGCTGAAAGCACTAAAAAGATGAGCAGAGCAGAGAAATTTAAAATGGAAGATCCAGTACTTTTTGGCATCATCACTGAAACTGATAGGCTGTATTATATAGCAGATTGGGTTGATGAATTTTGTGATTTATCTTTTGACGAAATGGTTAGTAAGATTGGTAAGAAAAGAGTACAAAAATTTAATGGAAGAACAATAGATATTAATCTCAAAGGAGAGAAAAATGGCAAATGTAAAAAGAATTAGTGAGAATCTTTATCAGATCACTGATAAGAACGGCAATGATTGTACGGTCAACAAGGACCAGCTTAGTGTCATGGTCCCCACTACAACCAAAGATGGAACTTATAATATCTTCCAAAAGGGTCTAGCTAGCGAGCCTGTGAACGTGACCAAAGAGACCTATCGTGAGTTTGTTAAAGACCTACACGACAAGGAAGACGAAAAGTTGCAGAAATGACTTTTGAAGAACTAGGCATACTAGTATTAGAAGATGATAAAGCCATACCAGCCCTTGTGGTGCAGCATGTGATCGATCATGGTGATTATGAAAAGAATTTTAAAGATATTATATGGTATAATAAATCTAAACGAACAATACAGATATTAATAAACAAAAAGATAGTTACGCTACCCCGTAACATCGTATATAATAAGTTAAAGGAAACATAAATGGCAAGTATAAAACAAGAATTAATAGAAACAACTGACTGGCTTCATACAAGTGAACCTTATAATATTATGACAAATGATAATTTATATTTAGATCCATCCACTATGTCAATGAATAATGTTAAAATGGCATTAGAGTCAGCTAATATGCAGATAACTTCATTGACACATACCGTAATACAAATGCATAGACATTTAAAGGCTTTATTAAAGATACAAGATTTAATGAACATAGATTAGGAGACACTATGACTAAGGTTGGATGGCAGATATATTACCAACAGAAAGTAGAACGAGAAACTGGTATTAAAATTCCAAATGAAAGTGAAATCCTAATAAAAATTGTAGAAAAAGCTTTAAATTTTTTGCGTAAAATTGAATTACCTAGAAGTCCTAATCTAGCTTCAGGTTATTGGAAATGGGAGAATCCCATTCCATAAAAAGGTATATAATATGACTGAAGAGACGAAAAAGAGCCCCTATAAAAAAGTTAAAATTTCTAAAGAAGAACTTCTAAAAAGGATGAGAAATAGAGCTGATAATGGTCGTAAGATTAAAATTGATGAAAATGAATATATGACGGTACCCCGTCGTTCAAGAGCGCGTCCTATCGGAAGGAAATAATATGGAGAGTCAAACATTATCATTGTTAGGAGTATTGCAACTTATACTTGGTTACGAAGGAAGAGTAGTATCACAATCTAAATCATGCGGTCCTCCAATGGCTGTATATAATTCAAATTTAGTTGTTGAACATTTTGGTAATCCAGAACAATACTCTGTTGTTTGGTATGGTGATATTAACTTAACAAAACAAACAACAGAATTACTTACTTCTGTTGCTGATGCATTTCAATGTACTTTATATGTTTTTAGAGAGCATCCAATACGAACTTTTATTTTTAATAAAAGAGATCAAGATAAAATTTTATATCGGCAACAACGCGACATTAAAAATCGTATTGGATTAGTATGGACATCAAAAGAACCTGAAATTTTTGATAATAAATCTTATAATGAAATGTTTAAGGTCATGTCTGATGTTCGTAATACAGCAATTCGTCAAAAAATGATAACACATGAAGAGGTTACACCACGTGGTACAGAATGGACATGGTACAATGAATGGTTTTATAAAAGCATCTATAAAGCATACATTTTATTGCATTTATAGATGCTTAAATTTAAAATATCTTCGTAAGACTATTACAACAATTTTATAAGTACGAAACATAAGGAGGAACACATGCCCCATGTCTTAAATGATTTTGCCCAATCCATCTTTTCTGATCGTTATACACTATACCCTGGGGAGACATGGGAAGAAGCTTGTAAACGACTCGCTACTCATATGGCCATAGCTGAACGAAGCGAAGATATTAAACAAACTAAAGATGATTTTTATGACATCTTAGTAGACAATCTATTTATGCCAGCTGGACGCATCTGGGCTGGTGCTGGTCGCCCTCGTGCAAATCTTCTTAATTGTTTTGTATTACCAACTACCAATGATTCTCGAGAAGGTTGGGGGCAAGCAATTAAAGAAACAATTATTATTGCTGGTATGGGTGGTGGTGTGGGCATTAATTGTTCAGCTATTCGTCCTCATGGTGATCCGATTAAAGGTACTGGTGGTAAAGCTGGTGGACCTTTAGCTTTTATGGAAATTCTTAATTCTATGGGACAAGTTATTAGGGCTTCTGGGGGCCGCCGCATGGCTTTATTGTTAGGAATGAGTTTAAATCATCCCAATATTGAAGATTTTATTAAAGCCAAAGCAGATGAAAATAAATTAAATAACGCTAATGTATCTGTAATTATCCCTCCTAATGGTGGCGGCCTTGAATTCTATAAAGCTCTTAAAAAAGATAAAGACTATGATTTAGTTTGGGGCGATAGAACACGTAAAACTGTTAAGGCTCGTGAACTCTGGAATATGATTGTTCATAATGCTATTACTATGGCAGAGCCTGGTATTCTTAATCTTCATCATATGAATGAAATGAATAATACTTATTATCATAAACCCATTGTATGTACTAACCCTTGTGGAGAGCAAGCTTTAGAAGCATACGGTGCATGCGACCTTGGATCTTTAGTGTTACCTAGATTTGTTGAGAATGGTGTGTTTAACTATAATAAATTTGCAGCAATCATTAAAGTAGCAGTGCGTTTTTTAGATAATGTTATCGATGTAACCAACTACCCGCTTCCAGAGATTGAACAAAACGTTAAACAATTACGTCGTATTGGTTTGGGTATTACTGGTTTACATGATTGTCTTCTTCTAATGGGCCATGAATATGATGATAAAGGTGTGGAAATAATAGATAGTATTATGCGGTTCCTACGTGATGAAGCTTATAAAGCGTCATGTGATTTGGCTATGCAAAAAGGTGTATTCCCTGTTTATCATCATGATAAATTCATAGCATCTAATTTTATTAAAGCTTTACCGCCTCATATTAAAGGGATTATTACACAAAAAGGCATTAGAAATTCTACTCTTTTAACAATTGCTCCTACTGGCACTACTTCTATTGTATGTGGTACTTCTTCTGGTATTGAACCTATTTTTTCTCTTGGGTTTAAACGTATTATTAGGGATGATGATGGAGACCAAGAGCGTTTGGTAGTGCATCCACTTGTAGAACGTCTAGCTTCAGAAAGTTATGATATTAAAAAGATTAAAACCACTTATGATGTAGATGTACGGTTACATCTAGAGATTCAAAAGACTTGTCAAAAATATGTAGATTCTAGTATTTCTAAAACGATTAATCTTCCTGCTAGTATTTTAAAGAATAAAACAGAACAAAATAAAATTTCCAATATGCTTTTAGATTATATCCCCCATTTAAAAGGAGTAACTCTATATACTGACAGTAGCAGAGGTAATGCTCCTATACAGGCTTTATCGATTGAAGATATAATGAAAATGAATGGTTGTAAGTCTGGATCGTGTTCAATCTAATGTCTACTTCTTTTGCACAAAAAGAATGGGGAACCTTTAATATATATGATATGTTTAATCCCTATATATGTGAGAGAGACGACTCTTCTAAAGATCCAACCGAAGTGCAATTAAAAATAGAACGATGGGAAATAGAACAGATTATTAAAGGATTAAAACCAGCGTTTATTAGCGCGTATGATCGTCATCATCATTCAGTGTTGTCAGAACGGCAGATGCACCGTTATATAAAAAAATACAATTTAGAGATAAGAGAATATATTAATACCTTCAATGGTAGTGTTACTAAACAATGGATAGTGGGTAAAGATAGGGAAGCAGTAGACAAAGTAATTAATGCGCACCGAACGGGCGATTGTAGAGCTTTGGGTCTTGCTTTAGGTTACATTGATCTTAGGAAATAGATATATACTTATCTAGTGGACGTAGTGTAGTATATAATAGTTGTATGTCTACTGATAATTTTATAATGTCCCCTCATTGTTGTCGTAAACTCAAATCACATCCAAATAAACCATGCCCATGGGCCCTTGCTAGATTACGTGGTGAAGGCAGCAATATTTGTGAATGGTACATTAATGATGGTGAAGCTTACTACTGTTTCTGGTATTATCTATGGATAAATAGACGTGAGCATACCGTAACTGAAATAGCTCATTTATGGAATACTTCTGTTAATAATGTATCTATTGCTGAACGAAGCGCTTATAATAAAGTCATTAAGACTATTATTGAGTAGTTTAATACTTCATACTATACTATTAATGAATACTATTTACGTATAGTTTGTGTTATTGACATATTAGAGGAGCTCTTATGGATGATAATAATTTATGGAGTCGTTTTTCTTTTGATATTCCCATCGAATTAATCAAAGCAGAAGAAACTGACAATGGTTGGAAGATTAAAGGACTGGCATCTACTGAAGATGTTGATATGCAAGGTGAAGTTGTTAAACAGCATGGACTTGATGTTACTCCCATTAAAAAAGGTCATGGGTGGATTAATTATAATCATAGTAATGAACCCGAGGATATCATAGGTAAGCTTGATGATGCTGAAATTACTACTGATGGTTTAATGGTTGAAGGTTATCTTTTTAAAAAGCATAATCGTGCTAAGGCTGTTTATCAAATTATGAAATCATTAGACGATAAAGATCGTCGTGCGGTGAAACTATCCATTGAAGGTAAAATTCAAAAGCGCTCTGGTAAAGAGAGTAAAGTTATTGCTGCCGCAAAAGTTGACAAGGTAGCCATTACTTTGGATCCAATTAACGTCAACACTTACGTGGAGCTAATGAAAGCCATGACAGACAAAACTAAAGAATGGGAAATGGAAGATCTTAAATCGCCGCAGGATGATGCTTCTCCACAGAATGACCCTGCTAATGCTACTGGAGAATCTACTGGCGTAGAAACGCGACAAGAGAATGATGGTATGAGTCCGTCAGAACCAAATCTTGAAAATTCTAAGAACATTACACCTGATGTTCATGAATTGCTTACAGAGATTGCAGGCACCCTTAAGCAACTCGTTGATGCCTTGGTTCTTAAACCGGAAGAAGCACGTAAAGCACAAGAATTTAAGAATGATATTGCTAAAGGTTTAAGTAATATCCTTCGTAAGAAGCTTAATATTACAGAGGAGTAATACATGCATTCGAATCGAACTTTATTTAATAGTCTATTCAAAAGCACTGTGGCATTTTGGCCAGAAGCTTCTATACATGATAATAGTGCGCGTCTTTTAGTTTTAGAACGTGTATTACAACGTGCGACTGCTGATAGAAATTTAGCAAAAGCTTTAAAACTTCCTAAAATTTCAATAGAGCAAAAACAAACATCACGTGAACGTACAAAAACTTCTGGTGCAGCAACTCCTGGTAGTGTTAAACTTCCAGATACACAAGGTCAAACGCATAATTTAAAGTACGATGTTCAACGAACTAATCCAGAAGGTGAAGAATATAGTCATCCTGCACGTATGCATTGGAAACCAGTACACGTTACAGGGCAAGGTAAAGGTCCTGCTATTCATATGGGTACCGCATCAGAACTTGACATTGAAGGGGCGTCTAAACAAAATAAAGACCGTGCTGTTGTAGCTGGACACGCTAAGAAATTAGGTATTGAAAATCCAGATCTTCCAAAATTTACACCTGAATTTAAACAAACTGGGTCAGCCGCTTTACATCATCCAAAAGCAGCCCAGCAATTATTTTCACAAAAACATAAAGAATTAACTCCTGAGCATCATATTGAGGGGGCTGATTTTCATTATATTAGTGGATTAGAATCTTTACGCAATGAAGGTCCCAATCCAATGACTAAGAGAGAAGGCCAGCGATCTTCTGTAAAACATGAGATTCAAGCTCAACATAAAGATCCATCATATAAACAAAAACGTTCTGCTAGTGGTCAGCCTACTGAATCACGTACATTAGAATCTGGTCGCCCTAGTGCTCATGTACATTTACAGCATCTTGATTGGCATATTGATGAAGCTTCTAAAAAACATCGTGCAGGCCATGAAGGAGATCCAAAAAGCTATAAACCATCAGATAGTATAATCTCGGCTATGAGAGCACGTGATGATTTGGCCCATCAAATGAAACGGCCTTCTAAATTAGAAGAAGGGCGTTTGACGAGTCAAGTTAAACAATATGGTTCTGATCTTGGATCTCCTAAAATTACTGGTAGAGGAGTTGACAATAGCTCAGAGACGGCGCTAAGGCCGTTACGTCAAGATTCTCCAACTGTAGAAAAGAAACCGGGTACTGCGAAGCCTGGAACAGTTACGGTTCCCAAAGATAAAGTAAAAATTATTGGTACTAGAACTAAACAAGGTCATTTAGCATCAGATCCAGAAGCTTTAGAAAGTCATTTAAATGAAGCCCATGCATCTCATATGAGTGAATATGTTAAGCGCAACACTCCTGCTGGTGCAAGTAAAAGACATTCTTCACAAATTCAAGAGCAAGCTGGTAGGGCTGCTGATGAACATGTTGATCGTTTACGATCTAATCTTACTCAGCCTCGTAAAGTACAGGATATAAAAACTTCATCTAAAGATGTACAAGTTTCTGATCCTAAAGATTATCGTACTGATATGGGCCATCCGCTATCACGTAAGCGTGCGCAAGAAGGTATGGGTCCATATAAAAGCCCCGTTGAGGCAGTAGCAGAACGGATTGGTACTGGGTCTCCTCAAAGTGCTTCTGCACGTAAAGAAACGACGATTTCAGAATCTAAACATGGATATGATCCATCAAAAGCTAGTACATTTCCTAGTTATAATCCATCTGCTAAGCCAGCTGAGACTGAACGTTCTAAAAGAACTAAACAAGCTAAAGATATTAATCGTAAATTAGAATCACAGAAACTTCATTATGTTCCAGATATTGAACATTGGGAAGAAGGCGAAGCACAAAAACATTCTGAAATGGAATCTCTTAGTGATGTTGTTAGTATGAAACCAGCAAAAGAAGCTGCAGCTCAAGCAAAATATGAAAGAACTGGTAAAGTGCCGTCTTCACATAAAGATGTTGTGTCTATGTTTGAGCATGCTGATCCAGAGATCGCGACAGAGGCCGCTCAGAGGCACATACAGAAACCAACAGACTCTACTGCTGCAATACGAGAATCTGGTGTTTTTAATGCGGATCGCGGACTTGGACAATCCCCCTTAGATATGATGATTGCTCGAGAAGATGCTGCTGCGAAACCAAGAGCTTCCATTCCATCTCAAACTAGACAATCGATTGATCGTGAAGTGACAAAACCAAAACATGGTCGTGGACAGACAACTAAGCAAAATGAAAATGTTGAGACTCAAACTGTTGGTGGTAAACGTGGGCGTAAACGCATTATTGTTAGGCAGAATAAGAGTTTTACAGAGGCTCTGAAGAATGCATTATATGAGCAATTAAAGAAAGCTCTAACTGCTGGTACTGGATATGCTGGCGCGCCTGGTGATATGGCTGGTGGTAGTATATTAATGACTGAAGAATTAGATAAAAAACCTAAATCTACTACTTTAGATCTTAAGCATTGTGACAAATGTAATAAAGATACTTTTCATTTTAATGATAATTGTATGGATTGTACTTTAGAAAAAGAATGGATGCCAAATGATTGGGAGAAGCTTAAAAAAGAGTCCTCAAAAGTCGCTCTTAAATCATTTATGAAGCGAAGCCTAAAAAGAGGCTATACTGGACAAGGTGATTATCTTCTTGACATCTTTAAAGAGAAGATCCTTCCGCATATTAGGAAGGCTGCACCCGATGCTCCAATTCATGTTTATAATGTTGGTGGAGATGATGTTAAAGTTTATGTATCTAAGAATAAGGATCGCGCTAATAGTTTTACTGCTTATCATAAAGCTTTTTCAGAAGAACAACATCTTGAGGCTGGCGCGTATCATGTACACAAAGCTGCTGAATACAATGCATCGGAAACACTCGGATTACGTGACACGCATGTTATGCATGCCTTAGAGCATTTATCAAGGGCTTCCGAGGCTGCGAATGACAGTGAAATTGGTGAATTGCTTATTGATAATCTTGGAGACTGGTACGTATGATTATTAGCGGCGTTTTAATTACCAATGATAATATCGAGATGGTAGATCTTATACCAACTGGTTTATATTATTTAGAACCACCTCGGATTAATACAGCACAAAGAAATGCCATGATTAGTACATGGGAATTAGCTGAAATGGGTCGAATGTGGTTTAATGTTGATAGTATTAGTTGGGAATTATGGGATGGTACTAGTATTGTATTAATGGGTTAATTATGATTCTTAATGAAAGTTTAAAAATTGACGGCATTCTTTCAATGACTGGTAATGGAGGTCATTGGTTTAAAGTAACCCCCAAAACTACTGCACAAAGAAACACTCAAATCGCTATAGAGGCATGGGGTGTTAATGAAAAAGGACGTACATAATTTAACACAACCACTTTACAGTGGGAAGGTTGGGATGGTACTCAAGTAGTATTATTAGGTTAAGGAGATTAATGTGGGCAATAACTGGACAGTAGATGCAGCTGGCAATCTAACATTAAATGGTAGTGTTGCTGCTTTAGGAACGATTACTGGTGTTGCATTGGCCACTAATCTTACTGGTGCTGCGCAATACATTAATATGTCTAGTGTTTCTCTTGTCGCTACTGGTACTAATCCTAATATTGATATAAATATTACACCAAGGGGTGCTGGTAATGTAGTAATGTCTTCAGTTGATATTAATGGTGGCACTATTGATGGTACTATTATTGGCGCCACTTCTGCAGCTAACGGTACTTTTGCTGTATTAAGTTCTACTTCTTTGGCTGTCTCTGGTTCTGCAAGTTTTGGAGACGTATCGTTACTTGATACAGATTCTTCAAATTCTTTACGACTTGTTTGGAATGAAAATGATATAGCCGATAGAATACTTAATTTCTTAGTTAATGCTGGTAATAGAACATTATCTATGACTGGGAACGCCATACTTAATCAGGACGTCTCTACAGTTGCGTCACCAGAATTTGCTGGGTTGGTACTTACTGGACTTACTGGAGTATTAATAGTTACAGCTGGTGTAGTAGCAGCTGGTACGCTTGATGATATTACTGATAATACATATGCAAAGGTCTTAGCCACTTCTTTAACTGTTGGTGAAGTTACTAAATTAACAGATATTGTTGGTGATGATCTTACAATAGCTCTTGGGGGTGCTGATAGGGTTTTAACTCTTGGTGGAGATACTAGTCTTAATCAAGATTTACAAACTACTGATGCTCCTACTTTTGCAACTTTAACAGCAATGACTGCATTGATTGCTCCTGTAGCTACACTTACTGCGGCTGACATTAATGCTAATATAATTACACTTACTGGGGTCGCCTCAGTTTCTACTCCAGTTTATACACAAGGTGGGGGCGCCGCGCATGACGATATGACAGCTGGTATTGTTTTTACTGGTACAATAATTACAAATTATCAAATTATTATTGATGGTGTTGTGGGTCCAGACACATTTACTTGGACTGATGATGGTGGAGGATCATGGACTGCTGGCGTTACTATTACTGGGGCAGCGCAAACTCTTAGTGATGGTGTTGAAATTACATTTGCTGCGACTACTGGTCATGAAATTGGTGATCAATGGGATTTTTTAGCGTCGCCTTATACCGGACGATATATAACTTGTATTGATAATGTAGCAGCTACAGTATTTAATGTTAATGCTATAGGAAATGTATCATGTTCTTCAATTAATGCAACGGCCATTACTGCGACTTCATTAATTCTTAGTGGTGCACTTGCTGCACAGACAATTGCTGCTACTCTTTCGGCTGCTGTTGGGACAACGCTTGTAGTTTCTGGTGCTTCTACTATTGGAGCTGGAGCTGTTTATGGTGGTGGTAGAGTATCATCTGTTGTTACAGTCCAAACTACTGATACTACAATTACTCCGATTATATCATTGGCGGTCATTGAAGATGAAACTTGGTTAGTAAAGGTTCATGTTATTGGACAAGAAGATTCTACTCCATCTACAAATCGTGCCGCCTATTATTTAGAAGGATTATTTTATCGAGTAGATGGTGGTGGTCTTACGCAGCAGGGATCTACTTCAGTAGTAATCGAAGAAGAGTCTGACGCCACGTGGGATTGTGATTTTGGAATTGATGCAGTTAATGATGAAATCGATGTGGATGTTACTGGTGTAGCTGCCACTACAATTAATTGGAAATGCTGGTATGAATATATAAAGGTAACTTAATATGACTACTAAGGTTGGAATTATAAATGGAAAAATTAGTGGTTTAATTACTATAACCGGAAGATTTCAAACCATTCAAGGTGTAGATGTCGTTTCTGCTAATGACATTACTTTAGGTAATGGAAATTATTTTGATCTTACTGGAGTAGTTGATATACAAAGAATTTTAGGAACGAATTGGACGGCTGGTTCTGTTATTACTTTACAGACAGATGGTGCTCCAACTATTAAAGCAGATATTGCTGCAGGTGGTGGGTATTATGGATTTAAATTAGCTGGCGGAGCAGACTTTTTAATGAGTGCTGGTGCAACTCTTATAATTGTATTTGATGGTGTTTGGTTCCGTGAAATTTCAAGGACAGTAGTCTAAGGGGACATACATGGCTTATAAAGGTTATGCATTATTAGATTCGGTTACTGGATTGGTATCTAATGAGTTTTTACCAACATCACAATTCACAACTATTACTACTACTCCATATAATGTATTATTAAAAGATAATATGGTTTGTTGTTCTGGATCAGCGGCAAGCGTTGTATTGCCAAGTGCAGTTACTGCTGGCATTGGTTCTAGATTCATTGTTAAGAATTGTGATACGTCAATAATTACCATTACATCTACTTCTGGAACGATGGATGGAGAAGCCATTATATATCTTGCAGTTCAATATCAATCTATTGCTTTTGAAAGTGATGGAACAAACTGGCAGGTTCCGTATGCTTATAAAACTGCTCCTGAATCTATAGCTGCGTATTCAGATAGTACGACACAACAACATCTTCATATTGGTGGGGCAGACGATGCCTATTCAGTTCAGTTCAATCATACAGAAAATGAGCATGGTTTTTCAAGAGATAATGGAGGCGTAGGAACTACAGTAACCATTTCAAATGCTGATCCAGCAGTGATTACTTGGGCCGCTCATGGAATGGCCATTGGTGATACAGTTTATTTTACTACAGACGGTACGTTGCCGACTGGTATAACAGTAGATACAAAATATTATATTATCACTGCAGGATTCGCTGCTGGAGAATTTGAAATAGCGACATATCCAGAAGGTATGGCAATTGCTACATCATCTGCTGGTGCTGGAACCCATAAGGGCCACGATTCATCGAGGATATTTTTTACTACTACAGGTGACTATTTAATAGCGGTTTCAGCTATTGCTGATTCAGATACAATAAATAAAAAAATGGATTTGTGGGCTTCTATAGATGGAACGAATGTAGAACGATCTAATACGATTACAAACATTCCAAATGCAAATTCTGAATTAATAGTTGCGGTTGCGTTTATTGTTTCTATTACAACTGCTGGATCTTATTTTCAATTAAAGACTACAGCAAATGACGATGGAGTTCAAATGAAAGCTACAGTTGCAGGCACAAATCCAACAAGACCTGCGTGTCCAAGTATTATTGTAGCAATACACAAGGTCAGTAAATAAGGAGATTTAAAATGACTACACCAAAAAAAGGAAGTTGTGGCGGAACCCCCAGAGTTGGTAGTAGGGGGGATGTAAAACCGAGTGGAAACAGATCAAGACAAGGTGGTGGGGGAAATAGACCTAGACAAGGTGGTGGGCGTAGTGGTGGTACTGGTGGCAGTAGAGGAAGAGGCAAATAGATTGGACGACATAGTATATGATACTATAATTATTTAAAGGAGTTTATGATGGGCGATAAATTGGTAGGTTCATTTCCACATGGTAATCCAGATAATAGTTTAAATCTTATCCAGATGGCTATGCAAATTCATGGGTATGCATTTCATACTAGGATGCAGCCAGCTCGCGCCTTCTTACAGAATGAAGACGAAGAGCAGCGCTTTTTAGCAATTGGTGGTCGATATATGGCTGCTGCGCCTTCGTTAGCTGATGGTCAAGCAGCTGTATTGAGATTTGATGCTGCAGGGCGGCTTATTGTAGCTGCTACGGTTATCGCAACTTTGACGTCACCTACATGGACCCAGCGATATTATAAAGAAATAACAGTTACAGCCGTTGATCAAACAGTAACCTTTGGATTTGATGCTGATCAAGTAATTGTCGCTAATGATGATACCGCTAACGCAGTATATATAGATTATAGTGATCCAGCTATAGCTGATGTTAATCATGATAAAATTCTTGCAGGAGAGGCATTTACTGATCAATTTAAGGATGGAAATATTCATCTTATCTGTGGTGCAGGTTTAACTGCTTTAGTAAGGGTTTGGGCGAGGGCTGAATAATGACACAAATTATAAAATCAGGTGGTGGTATAACATTTGATGGAACGCCATCTTCTGGTGATCTATTAGAGAAAGCTGGTACTAAAATAGTTGGTAAGGGTGTATATACTAATACTACGCCAGTGCCAGTTACTTTAGGTGGTATCTCTGCTGGTGAGACTTTTGCTAATGAACCTATAAAAGATTTACTTACTAATCTTTTATATCCATACATATCGCCTTCAGTTACATTAGCTTCTGTACCTACTCAAGGACTTCGTGAAAAAGGTGATGATGTTAATAATGTTATTTTAACAGCTACTACTACTAAAAATACTGATAATATTACTCTAGCGGTCTTTCAAAAACCAGCTGGTGTAACATTACATAATGTAGCAGTTCCCATACCAGGTGGTGGTGCGGAGCTTTACGTTGATGGTGTAGGAATTGCTTCATCTAATATGACATACAGAGCTATGGTTGGTGATGGTACTACAACTACTAATTCAAATACTTTGTCCTTTACATTTACTTATCCATTCTTTTATGGAGTGGGTGCAGCTGGTTTAAATGGAGCTCAAATTTATGCTGCATTTAATCAGGCCGATCCCAATGTTACTGGAGCTAAAATTATTCAAGGGCAATCCAATACTACTAGGACGATGAGTCCTACGGGACAATATTATTACTTTTGTTATCCTTCAACGTTACCAAATTTAAGTGTTATTTATGATGGTAATGGTTTTGATGTGACTGCAGATTTCACTTTAAGAAACGTTTCAATAACTGGACTAGATGGTAGTACTCAAACCTATAAAGTTTATGAATATGATAATCTTACGTCGCTATCTCAAGCGATAACGTTCGAATTTTAAAGGATAGCATATGTCAATTAATATAGCTTCAAATTTTAATCTTTTTGCTGGTCTACCACTAGATGCTCGTGGTGTGGTTGCTGACATAACTGCTAGGAATGCCATTGCTGCTGGTCAACGTTATGATGGTATGATAGTTTATGTTGTGGCAAGCAATGATACATATCAATTACAAGGTGGTATTACCAATACTGACTGGGTTGTATGGGGTGGTGGAACCATTTATGCATTTTTAAATGGTCTTACTGATACAGCTGGTACAGTTAGACTTGGTGGTGCATTAACTGGTAGTACAACAATTACAACTAGTGGTAATGAATTGTGGATCAATTCTAGTATAGCTATTGGTAGTAATACAGATGCCGATAACACTCTTATTACAATTAAAAATGGTGCTGTTGGTACTGTACCGGCGCTTCAATGGAAAGCTAATTATATTGGCACTACACAAGATGCATTGGTTATGAGTGGTCCTTTAAATGTAGGTATGAATTTATCAGTTTACTCTGAAGGTAGAGAAGCTAATTTAGAGGCTATGAATGATACACTTAATTATGGTTGTGGTTTAACTCTTGGATTACGTGGTGGAAGTGTAGCAACATCAGTATGGTGGAGACTTTTTAGAGACACTACTGTTAATAATAATCAATTTATAATGAGTTTTCATAATGGACCATCTAGTATAGATAATAATGTATATGTCTTTCAAGTAGAAGGCGACTCAATTCAGACTGTATCTAAAGACATTGGTAGTTTAACCGCCCACCATTTATCGGTTACTTCAAATGCTTTAATTGCAGGTAGTGGTACATTAATAGGACAAAAAATAACTTTAGATGTTCCTACAACTTGTCATGATTATGTTACTGGGTTAGATATTGATATTCAGATGCAAGCTACCCATGCTGGGGCATTAAATGATATTTATGGTGTTCATGTACATAATCAAGACAGTGCCGCTTATTATCATGGTGGACGAGCGTTCTCTGCTGAAGGTGCATGGCAATACGGTATTTATCTCAAATCTTCAGTAGAAGAGAATGGGGCTCGTATTTTTGATGGTGATTTTACTCAAGAAAAAGATGATTCTAGTATATACGGTACTGATATTTCTTTAACTGATGCCACTACTGGTACTGGCGTCAGTTTTATGATGGGTCACAATTTAAATTTTACTATGCGAGCTGGTGCTACACAAACAGTACGAGCTATTGCTATTAATAATAATAATGTTGCTGCCGCCACAACATCAGCTGTTTTTTATGTAAATGGTACTTGGGATTATGCATTTCAATTGGTTGGTACATTTGGAAGCATTTTTAACATTGGTATTAATGCTGTGCCTGCTGGTTATGCATTAGAAGCATTAGCTACGACTGGTGGTGGAATAAAACTTTGGAACACTGCTTCAGCAAGTGGTAATTATTATGGTCTGTGGGTTAAGAATGGATCGGCCTTTAATGCCGCTTCTCTTGATGGTAGTGGTGGCGCTATTTATGCAAATGCGTCTAGTGCTAATGGGGTTGCATTAATATTAGAAACTGATTCTGGCGCTGGTGATTCTTATTTAGTATATGGTAAGGCAGCGATGCACGGAATGTACATTAAATCTTGGAAATCTTATGCGTCACAATTTGAAGCAACTGGTACCATACTTACAGATCAATATGTCTCAAAAATAGTGACAGATTATACTGCTGGTATTAATAATGTTCGTGGTGATGGTCTAATTATTGAACATAGTTTTGATCATGATGTATATAGTGGAACTAACGCTGCAGCATTAGTTGTTAATTTAACGGCCTTTTCAGATTCATCACATCATATATTATTAAAAGGTAATCTTGTTTCTGGAACTTATCGTACTGGATTAATGACTCTTGAGTCTTATGATAATGTAAATGATCAACCATTCTGTATATTTAGAGGCTTTGTAACTGCCACTCAAAATATATTATATTTTGGTGGAGGTATTACTGGGAATGCAGACGTTGCTACCGATATTATATATACTTTAGCCCCAGCAGTTGGTACTTCTGAAATTTCTGGTACGATAAAACAAATGGCTTCTATTACTAGTGCTACTTTTAATCATGATAGGGCCATGTCATTAGGATCTGAATGGACTCAATCTGTAGTGTCTACTGGCGATACTTTACCTCATGAATATTCTTATATAAGGGTCGGTGGTAATGGAGCGGCTGCAACATTAGGAAATGGCTCATTAGCTATCGCAACTGTTAGTGCTACACGTGGTCAGATTTTAGTGATTTGCGGTACGGATGATACATATCCAGTTACCATTAAAGATACTAGCGCTGGTAGTGGGGTTTCATTGGCTGGCGGTACAGATGCGGTATTAAGTGCTGGTGATACTCTTGTTGTAATATATTCAGATGTTTTAGATACTCCAATAAGTTATGGATGGGTTGAATTATCTAGGTCTAACAATTAATAATTATATAGGTGAATGATTGTAGTATATAATATAACAAACATTAACACTTACACTAGGAGGCAGTAATGAAAAAGATTGATGCAACATTAGTTTTAAAAACGCTTGATGATACCCCAATCGTTTTAGATCCCAACAATAGTGATCCAGCCTTATTAGGCAAGGTAGTCGCTTGGATTCTACAAGGTTATAAAGGCGCTGCATTTGGTAATGATTTAATTAAAACAATTGAATTAGCTAGAGCTTTTTATAAACAAGAGTTTGTTGAGATGGACAAAGCAGACATCACTAAGTTAGAAAAAGCGATTAAAGAAGACAAGATCTTCTCTCCGTTAGCATTAGCTCAAATTCTAGAAGTTTTAAAAGACGCTCCAGATGTACCAGAAAAGCCCCTTACAGTAGTTAAATAATGCCATCTATTATATAAGATGATTAAGAAGTAAGCTACAATAAAAGTAATAGATAATTATGTCACTTAGGAGGATACATGAGTAAAGTATTAGACAAAATATGGCCTGGAGCTTATGCTCAATATAATGAAATGCTTAGAATATTATCTGCTAATAATGATTTTGGTTCTGATGATGCTCCAATTGATTTTACAGAAATAGCTAAACTTATTGATAAATATGATCCTGGTGCTGACAAAATTCCATTGTCTTTCTTTATTTTATTCTCATTATTTGGTGCTATGGGTAGTTTTTATGACACTAAACGCAACGCCATCTGGGTTGATTATAATTGGGATAATAACGATATTGGTTGGGGACCTATAGGCGCTGATTCTGATGATGGTAGTTTCTTTACTCCATATACTACTGTCAATGAAGCCAATGCGTCTGCTACTCCAGGTGATATTATTATTGTTTTACCTGCTAGAACTAAAACTGCTTATGGTTCTATTGGTGGTAGCACAGGTGGTGATGCTGATTTCTCTATTAAAGCTGGCGTTGATTATATTATTTATCCAGGAATAACAATCGTTGGTCCAATTAATGTTTATTATTCTGGTGGAGGTGCCGGACCTTTACTTTCTAGTCGCATTGAAATTATGGACAATGTAATATCTTATGATACTCTTACTGCTGCAATTGAGATCTTTTTAATGCCAGACGGGAACGATATCGCTATAGATTTTGTGAATAGTAAGATTGATTTCTCTGTTGGAGCGCTTGATATTTTTAGCGCAGCCGCTGCGCACACCAATTTATGTACGTTGTCTTTTAATAATTCTATGTTAGTGTCTGCATCTTCGAGTAATATAATTACTTGTGGTGCTGGCGCCAATTTTGCGTGTACATTACTTGGTGGAACAAATATGATAACCGCAGATGCTTCGGCGATTGAAGCACAGGGCGGGTTCTTTACGTTCTCATCTGAATGCGCAATTATTAATCAATCTGCTACCTTACCAACACTTCGTTTTGCTGATGTAGCTCTTGTAAATTCTGCAAAGATTATTAACCGTGGTGCTGCATATGCTGCTTCTTTTACAAATGGCACTGTAGTTATGTATTCAGGCAGTTGGTTTGAATCTGTTGGCGCTAAAGCAATGCTTATAGATGGTTCTTTAGCCATGGAAGCGATTCCATGTAGTAAACAAAGTATAGAAGCCAGTGGTACATATGCTGGTACTATTACATTAGGTAGGGGCGTTGGTTATAGCTACGCTGCTGGTGACCCCACCGCACTTGGTATATCTGGATTAGCTGGTCAAATTGTTTATGATACGACCGCTGGCCCTCCAGCAACGCTTCATTTTCTTGCAGACCCAGATCCAACTGGACCAACATGGATTGCATTGTAATTTATAGATAAGGAGATGGTATTATGGCAGTTTTAACCACAAAACAGGAAAGATTACTAGATAAGTATACTCCCTGGGCACAAAAAGTTGGACTCGCATCTTTATTAGAAGAAGCTTTGTCTGCTTCTCGTTTAGGTATTTTTACTTCTTTAACTACTACATTGGATATTACTAGTGGTCGCGATCTTACGGTTACACGTAATGCTAATGTATTAGGCACCATGCAAGTTGGTGGTGGTTATGGATCAACGGGTTGGACATGTGATGCTGCAGGTAATACAACTCAGGACGGTGTTATGGACGCCAGAATTTCTGGGGTTCGTACCTATGAACATGTTCCATCAGCCCCCGGAGCTACAGGTGTTAAAGGAACAATTAGTTATGGTGACATTGCTGGTGTTCGTTACTTATTTATCTGTACTGATACAGATACTTGGGAGAGCGTAGCATTGAGCTAATATAATATTAAACTAATAGAATAGATAACGGCATAAAAACGTTATGACAACAAAGAAAACTAAAAAAATACCAAGAAATCATTGGAGTAAAATTTTAGAAAGAGAACGTAAAGCAAGAGAAAATAAAGTTAGAATAGTTTCTCGTGGTTTATTATTTATTCAATCTGGCTTCGGAGAAGCCTTAAGAAACATTATATTGGGGTTGGATTCGCACGGTTGCCTTATTAAAGCTGTTTCTGCGGCACCTTGGGACGTTGACAATGTAGGAGTCAATGCCGATGATAAAATTAATAGAGTTTTAGAATTACAAAACTCAAATATACCACAATCAGATTGTCCAATCCACCTTACAATGCTTGACCCTCCTGGAATTCGAGACCACCCTGGTCATTATAATATTGCATATATTATGTTTGAGACAGAAAAATTTCCTAAAGATTTTGTACATCATTTACGAAACCAAGACGAAATTTGGACTCCATCTAAATTTTGTAAAAAAACAATGATTAAAGCTGGACTTAAAAATGTTCATATTATGCCTCTTGGTGTTGACATTGAAAGATTTAATCCAGATATAGTTACTCCAATGGAACGTCCTGATGATCTTAAAGACAAATTCATGTTTTTAATTGTATGTGGCTGGAGCGAGCGAAAAGGCATTGACGTATTAATGCGTGCTTTCGCTGAAGAGTTTGATAAAGATGAAGATGTGTGCTTATATATGAAAGGCGGCTGGTACGATAAAAAGAAAGCAGAGGCTAGCGTTCAAAAATATATCGGTGATATTATCCATACAGCCCCCCCAATTAAATTAGATTTTAAAATTTATTCTTGTCAAGATCTTCCTCGCATTTATAAAATGGCTGATTGTTATACAATGCCAACACGAGGAGAAGGTTGGGGATTAGAATTTAGTGAAGCTATGGCGATGGAAATGCCAATTATCGGTACTAATTGGAGTGGTAATACAGAATTTATGAATGAAGATAATAGTTATCTTCTAGATTATGATGGTTTAAAAACTTGTCCAGAGATTGATTGGATTATTCCGCATTATATAGATGCAAAATTTGCAAACCCTGATAAAGAGCATCTTAAAAAATTGATGAGACATGTATTTGAAAATCAAAAAGAAGCAAAGGCTAAGGGTGAATATGCTCGTAAATTTATTAGTGAGAAATATACATGGAAAAAGTCTACTAAGAAAGCATTTAATAGATTGAAAAAAATTCATAAAATGTTAAAAGAGAAGGGGTCAAAATGAAGAAAAAAGCATTTATTACAGGTATTACTGGCCAAGATGGAGCCTACCTTGCAAAATTTCTTCTAGACAAAGATTATGAAGTTTATGGACTTATACGTCGTATTGTTAATCGTAGTATGAGTAATTTAGATTATCTTGGTATTACAAAAAGAATACATTTTATTGATGGTGATATGACTGATGAATGCTCTCTTTTAAATGCCATTAAAACAATTCAACCAGATGAAGTTTATAATCTTGCTGCTCAATCATTTGTAAAAACTTCTTGGGACTGCCCAGTATCTACTACAGATATTAATGCTAATGGCCCTCTCCGTTTATTAAATGCCATTAAATTGTGGCATCCAGAAGCAAAATTTTATCAAGCATCTACTAGTGAAATGTTTGGTAATAATAGTGATAATGGAGTACAGACCGAAGAGACTGCTTTTAAACCATGTAGTCCTTATGCTATCGCTAAGTTATTTGCACATTGGATGACGATTAATTTTAAAGAGAGTTATGGTATATTTGCATGCTGTGGTATTTTATTTAATCATGAATCTCCTCTTAGAGGATTAGAATTTGTTACTCGTAAAATTACAGATGGTGTAGCTCAAATTAAGATGGGATTGGCAGATTCAATTTCTTTGGGTAATTTAGATTCTACACGTGATTGGGGATTCGCTGGTGATTATGTTAAAGCCATGTGGATGATGTTACAACATGACGACCCTGATACATTTATTATTTCTACTAATGAAAGTCATAGTATTAGAGATTTATTAACAATAGCATTTGATCATGTAGGCATAAAAGATTGGCAAAAATATGTTAAAGTTGATCCTAGATTTATGAGACCAAAAGATTTGATTGATTTACATGGTCGTAATTGTAAGGCCAAGAATATTCTTGGTTGGGAACCTGATTGTAACTTTGAAAAATTAGTACAGATTATGATGGATGCAGATTTAAAAAGATATGAAAGGAGATAGGTATGAAAGTAGATCCTAAAATTATTGCTAAGCTATTAAAAGGATGGGAATGGAGTGAGCGTACTCATGAAATACCATTTTTTTTTGAACATTTACCAGAGCCACCTATTAAAATTCTTGATGTGGGATGTTGTGATAGTCAAGTAATAACTGAGTTAGATAAATTAGGTTATGATGCTTGGGGCATTGATATGCATCAATATAATTGGCCATATCATAAATTTATGATAGCTGATGGTCGTAATATGCCATTTGAAGACAATAGTTTTGATATGGTATACTCTATTAGTGTTATTGAACATGCTGGATTAGTAAGAACTCCATATGATACTGATACAAAACTTGACGTTCTTGCTGACGTAAAAATTTTTAATGAAATGTTAAGAGTTGTAAAGCCAGATGGAAAGATTGTTATTACATTGCCCTATGGTTTTGGCCATCCTAATTTAGATTTTTGGATAAAATTTTTCAATCAAGAAAGACTAGAACATTTAATAGATAATGATTTATTTGTAATGGATAAAATTGAATATACCTATTGTATTGATAGAGTTAATTTTAAATGGGCCCCATGTGATGAATATACTGCCCGCATGCAAGTATCAATGAAAGATAAAGTTATGGCAAATATGTGTTTTGTAGGACATAAAAAAATATGATGAATTTAGAAGATTATAAATTAACTCAAGTTAATTTTACTTATAATTATTATTTTCCAAAATTAAAAGTAATTTTTTGTCATATGCCTGGGTCTGGTGGCTCATTTATATCTAGATTTTTATATATGAGAGAACATAATCTTTCTGAGAATGAAACTTCTAGAGATTATAAAATTTGTAATCGTCTAACTAGATTTATTAAAATTCGTGTAACTGATCTTCATATATATAAAGATCAAGGTATATATATATTTAGTTTAGTAAGAGATCCAATATCTAGAATGTTATCATTATATAAACGATTTAGATTACAATTACCATTAGAAGAAAAAAATTGGCGATTAGCCATTCCAGATGAAGGACCAGAAACTTTTAAACGATTTGTTGATTGTTTAATTAAACAAACTGATAATAATAATGATGTACATTGGGTATCACAACACGATTTATTATCTCATAATGGTAAATTACAACAAGATCATATCGGTAGATTTGAACATTTTCAACATGAAATATTAAATATATGTAATGTTTTAAAAGTTAAAGTACCTTCATTTCAAAAAGTTAATTATTCTAAAGATATTGACATTGAAATACTACCAGAATCAATAGAAAAAATACGATGTCGATATTATAAAGATTATGAATTATTAAAATTTTTAGAGGATAAATGCTAGTATCTCATCAGTATAAATTTATTTTTCTTAAGACTATGAAAGTGGCTGGAACATCTGTAGAAGCAGTAATGGACAAATATTGCTTACCACCTAATAAAGATTGGAAAATTCAACTTAGTCGTAAAGAGTCAATAACTAAATATGGTATTAGTACAGTACGGGGATTGCCGCATGGTGCTGACGTTAAATGGCAAGATCATTTAGGAGCCTTTCGTACTAAACAATATGTAAATGAAATAGATCCTAAAATTTTTGAAACATATATAAAATTTTCTATAATTAGAAATCCATGGGACAAAGTAGTATCATGGTATCATTGGAATCATCCTAGTCTTAAAATACCATTTGATAAATTTGTATTAGAAACAGTAAATGATCCATTAGATCGACATGTTTATTGTATTAACAATAGATCCATCTGTGATTTTCATATTAAATATGAAAACTTACTTGGTGATATGAAAGAATTATATAATAAATTAAATATTTCAGGCGCTGACCAATTAGAGTTTCTTATGCCAAATTATTTAAATCATGTACGTACTTTATATGGAAAAAATTTAAAAAAACATTATTCTACTTATTATACAAATCAAGCGACAATAGATAAAGTAGCTAAAGTTTATGACAAAGAAATAGAATGGTTTAATTATAAATTTAAAAACTAGAAGGAGTAACTAACATGGAAATTCAATTTTTTAAAAGAGAAGATGGGTCGTCTTTAAATATAGTAGGTGATGCTCTTATAAAACTCTTAAAACGCGGCAATAAATTTCAAGTAAATGTAAAGAGTGTTAATAAATATGTATCTGGACAAACCATTGAGATTGCTGATGTAGGCATAGCATGCGGTCTCATTACAGATTTATATTTATTACAGCACTATTCGCGTCGTATTGCTAGTCTTGTATGTGAGAAACCATTAACTTTAAAAGAAATAGAATTACTTCAAGAAGCTAAACTTGACAATATTTGGGTACCATCACAGTATGTTAAACAACAGTTTCAAAATGCAGGATTTAAAAAATTATCTTATATACCTTATGGTATTGATCGTCTATTACCTTCTCCAATTAATCCTGGTAAGCGATTGAGAGTGGGTATGGTTTTTACATCACATCAGCACGCAAATTTTCATGTTGTTAGAAAAGGTATTTTTGAGACGTTACAAGCCATTGGTAGTATGGAAAATAATGTAACATTAGTATTACGTACTGATAATAAATCATATTATAGTAAGTATATAAAAGATCTTAAAAATGTTGAGTTTGTATCTTATGTAAGAAATATGAAAGATTTTTATGATGATGTAGATATAATATTAACACCTTCTAAAAGTGAAGGATTTGGATTAATAGGTATGGAAGCATTGGCGTACGGTATACCTTTAATATCTACTAAAACTGGTAATGATTATCTTGATGAAGATACATCTTATTATCATTTAGACAAAGTTACAGCAGACAATATACATGATGCTATCTTAAATGTAATAAATCATTATCCTTCCTATGCACATAAAGCTACCAATCAAAGAGAATGTTTTATAGAAAAAAACGCATGGGAATTTAAATATCAACAATTAGATAGATCTATTCGTAGTATTTTTTAGTAACATATTATATTTAAAATTATTTAAACGATAATAAAATTATAGTAAGTAATGCACGATTTAACATAGTATTAACATAAGTAACTAATTTATTGAAAGGAGCTGTACCATGGAGATGAATTTAGACAAAGCCTCCCTCGACGAAATTTTAGAGGATGCTGTGGAGAAGGCGATTGGTTCCCTTGCTAAAGGTGATCCAGATCACGACGCCCCTGGTCTTAATGATGACTTTGCTGAATCTGATGCAGTCGCAGCTAGCGAAGGCGCAGCAGTAAAGGCAGAAGAGGACGACGACGACGAGGATGAGGATAAGGATAAGAAGCCAGCATTTTTAGATAAGAAAGCAGATACGGAGAAAGCAGACACTGAAAAGTCGAATGCAGTTTCACCGACTCTGGTTAAATCAATGGCTAAAGGTATCATAGGTATGACAGAAGCAATTAGTACTCTTACTGAGAAGGTTAACACCATCTCTAAGGGTCGTGCTCGTGGTATTAAATCAGCCACCAAGGAGGAAAACGTGGAGTATATTGAGAAGGGTGGGGCTGGTGATACTGCTGCAGACGACATTATAAAAGCAAATTCTCATCGGGTCGGCCAATCGTTGTTAAAGATGCATACTGAAGGTAAGATTCCTGGTCGTACGCTTACAGAATTCGAGCTTTTTGGCGTCGAAAAATTGTCTGATGGTCTCAAAAAGGCTGTTATGACAGAGTGCGATTTAGTGAAATAATAACAGGACTCTATCTATTAATAGAGAAAGGAGTTTTACAATGTTTGATCAAATTCAAAATGGCTTCGGAGCACAGGGGCTTTCCCTTGATGGTCGTGAAGTTGAGCAGTTAGCTAAGGCACTCCAGGCTGGTTATGGATATGCTGGTGCTCCCGGCTCTATGTCAGGCGGTAGTGTCCTGATGGTTGAGTCGCTAGAATATACGTTGCATTCAGTTACGTGGGATGAGAAACATCTCCGCATCTGGCCGTTAATTCCTAAAATGGAAGTTTGGAATACCGTCCATGAATTCAACCGTTATACTGGCCATGGTGAGCAGTACGAATCGGGTGGTTTCTTTGATGCGGATGCGCAGGTTCTTCCAATTGAAACGAATGCCCAGTTTAATCGCCAGATTTCAAGGGTTCGTTACATTGGTTGTACGAAGGTTGTAACTCATCCGATGACGTTGGTTCGTACGTCAGTTGAATCGGCAGTAGCCGTTGAATCCCGTGCAGGAACGAAGTGGATTCTCGAGCAGCAGGAACGCCAGTTATTTATGGCGAATGACGACTTTTTAAATTCTGCTGATGGTACCTTTACTGGTGCAGTGGCAGCAATTCCTACTAATGTTTTAAAATACCATGGTGTCTCCCAGCAGATTCTTTCTGGTAACTCAGACTCTAGTGCGCAGTACCTAGGTTTTGATGGTTACGGCGGAAATCTTACGTCGGTTTATAATCTTCAAGGAGCAATCCCTGATGAGGAAGACATGGAAGCAGCGCCACGTGTACAGGCTGAAAATTTTGGTATGCCAACACATTTCTTCTGTGATTTTAAAACGCATTCCGATATTAACCGTCAGTTTCAACCCAAGGAACGTATTACTCCTATGGGCGTTGTAAATGGTCAGGCTGGATTCGTCCTTACAGATTTCTTCAGTGCTGCGGGCCCATTTAAAATGGTTCCGTCACGTTTCTTAAGTCCTAAACAGGGTTTCTTAACCATTGCTCAGGGTATTGCAGGTAGTGGAAATGTTGCTCCAGCCACTCCAACTGTTACTAGTATCGCTGCCGCAGCCAATGTAAATTCTGTTCTTACCGCTGGTGATTACAGTTATCGCGTTTCAGCATTAAATAACGTTGGTGAGTCAGTTCCTGCAGTACAGCAGGTAGTCACCCTCGCTGGCAGTGAAGATGCTGCTATTACAATCGCTGCAGGTACAGCTGGCGCGCTTTATTACGCCATCTATCGTGCTCCGGTTGATACGACCGTTAGTCATTTGTTCGTCGGTTTTGTTACCGATAGTTTGGCTGCTGGTGGTGGTGGAGTAGTTGCCCACGAAGCAGGGGGAAAATACCCTGGCCTCGCGAAGGCTTTCTTTCTCCAGTTAGACCCCTCTGAAATTCAGTGGGCGCAGTTAGCACCGCTCATGAAGATGAACCTTGCAGTCTTAAGCCCGGCGATCCGTTTTATGGTCTTATTATACGGTATGGTTCTCGTCTATGCTCCAAAGCATCACGTTTTAATGACGAATATTGGCCGTATGGGTTAATATAGGCGGTTCTTAAAATTTAAAATACTTATTTGGGGGCCCCTAGGGCCCCCAATTTGTATTTCTGTTAAATCGTCCTCAATATATAATTAAATATAGAAGTATTTATAACACTAACACTAAGGAGAGAATATGTCAGAAGATATAAATAATAATATTGTTGAGACAGATAATCTTAATTTTATGGCATATTTTAAAATGAATGGATTAAAATGCATTGGAGCTCGTGTTGAATGTTTTCATAATAAAGAAAAAGTAATACTATTATTTAATGATCCTGAAGAAAAAGCAACAAATTTAGAATTTCAATGGTATGAATCAGAATCTAGACAATTCCAAGATTTACGGTCGTTCTTCCGTAATGAGATTGATAAACAATTGAGAGGGTATCGTGATGGCAAGTAACTTATCTGTACGATTATTAGGGGATTGTGATCAAGGGCAAATTGATGAATTTCAATTTTATGCTGGAGAGAATCGTACATTAAAATTACAAGTTTATGATACAGAGAATGATCAAAAATACTGTCTTCCAACTACTGTATCTTTAACTATATATTTACCATCTACAAGTGGTACAGATATTGAGATTACCAATGCTGACATTACTATAGATACTGATAGATCTATCATTTCTGCTGAATTGTCTACGACACAAACTACTGCAATGATGACTGGATGGATAAAATTACAGATCGACGACAGCGGCGCAATTAGATGGGCTATTGTAGAATTTGGTACAACTAAATTGTCGTCACATACATAAGCATGGAGGACGCTAAATGAGTTCACCGCATAATGTATTATTAGATCCTACTATTGATGATAAAACGTGGCGCGTAGCTGTTGGTATGACTCTTGTTGATCTCGTTAAACAAGTAAACCATAATCATAAAGAATCTAATGTAGAATTTAGAACCCTAAAAGATGAAATTAAGAATGAGATAAAAGAGTCATTCGCTTCGTGTGGCATCGACGTTATTAAAAAAGTTTTATTTGGTAATGGTGATCCAGAAGCTGGTTTAGTTACAAAGCATGCAACTTTAAAACGTGAAGTAAAAATTAGAGGTAGTTTATGGGGTATTGTTGGTGGAAGCGGAATTGGCAGCATAATAGTTGCCCTTTACTTTTTGCTTAGAGGACACGTATAATGAGTGAAGATACTATCATTTTTCCACAAAATGCTGAATCAAATCCTGGGTTTAAGCGTGTAGACTCGATTATTTCTCCTAAGGAATTGAAAAAGCGTTTTTTATTTGGTATTCCTTTAAAAGCTGCCGATGGTTCAGAATTAGACCACGATGATTTAGCTTATTATATTACTTCTGCAATTTCAATCATTGAGCATCAACTCAATGTTACTATTACACCAACTATTTATAAAGAGGAACCACATGATTATCGTGCAGAAGATTATGATGCGTGGTTCTGGCTTAAATTACGTCATAGACCAATGTTTCCTGACCCAGAACTTGTAACAGTTAACATGCAATATATTAATGGACAAACATTAATTTCTTTACCTAAAAAATGGTATCGTATTTATGCTAACGCTGCACAAGTTCAGATGACACCAACCTCTGGTACGATGGGTCAATTTTATATTTCACAATCTGGTGCCATTCTACCAGGTGTATGGGGGTCTAAAAAAGATTATCCACAGCTCATTAAAGTTACTTATACAGCTGGATTTGAAGAGGGTAAGGTACCGATCGTTTTTAACCATTTAATTGGTTATAGAGCTGCGATTGATGTTTTGGAAATTATGCGTGATGCAATTTTAGGTATTCCTGGAGTTGGAAGTTATTCAATTGGATTAGATGGTTTAAATCAATCTCTTAGTAAAGATGGATTTGAAGCACGTATTGCTTCTTATAAAGATAAAGTATTAGAACTGTCAAGCATTGTAAAAAGTTACTATTCAAGTTTTACATTCGCTACGACTTAAAAAGGAGAATAGAATGCCTTTATATGATGGTACTGGGCCACAAGGTGAAGGACCAAAAACTGGTAGAGGTGCGGGGCCTTGTGATGATGGCGAATTTATAGAACCTCGTACTAAGGAGGATGACGATATGCCATTTCAAAGTGAAGCACAACGTAAACATATGTATGCTAATGATCCAGCTATGGCGAGAGAATGGGAGAATAAAACTCCTAAGAATAAAAAATTACCAGAAAAAGTCACGCGTAAATCATATCAAGATATGACAGAAGAAGCGATTAAAGCTCAAATCGCAGCCATACCAAAAGCTGAATATTAGAGAATATAAAACACAATGAATTTAAAAAACAAAACACCAACATTTACAGGGTATAAACTCGACAAACAATATTCTTTTCAAGGCTTACAGCTTTCAATTGAAAATAAAAAGGGCACTACTAGGGAATGGAAGAATAGAAATGGCAAAACTGGTAAGACCAAAATGCAATATGACTATGGATATATACGACGCACTCTTGGAAATGACAAAGATCATATAGATTGTTATGTTGGTCCAAATAAAGAAGCCAAACAAGTTTATGTTATCCATCAGAATGTTAATGGTAAATTTGATGAAGACAAAGTAATGTTAGGATTTAATTCAACCAAAGAGGCAAAAGTCGCTTATTTAAAACACTATGACGACCCAAGTTTTTTTGGCAGTATGGATACAATACCAATGGATAAATTTAAAGACAAAGTTATTGGAAAGCGAGTTAATAGAATTAAGAAAGCTACTGGATCAAAAGTACATACTTTTACTATTGAAGATGCAAAAGATCTTGGTATGAAGATTGGGATTAATTGGGAGCATGTTCATTTTGGTGCTGATGATTTTTTAAGAGGCATAGATGTAGAGACAGAACATGAGGGAGATCCACAAACAGATGTAATATCTTCCACTTCTGATCTTGGTAAAATTGCTTTGGCTCATTTAAAAGAAGATCCTAAATATTATACCAAGTTAGCTGTTATGGAAAGTAAAAAATCAATGATAAGTATGTTATTTCAGTATCTTATTAAAGCTAGAATCCTTGAAGAGAAGCAGAAAACAGGCGTACAAAAACGACACAAAACTGCAGTAGAACAAGAAAGTACAGAAGCCAAAGGGAAGCCACAAGCCAAAGGCCATGTAAGTTCAGCAACACCAGCAACAATGCGGCCATCTAGTATAGGACGTACTATTCCGTGGCGTCCCGAAACTCGATTTGTTGAACATCCTGAGCGCAGACGCCCTCCGTCAGTAACGCCACGACGCGGTTCTAAAAAATATTCTGCTGTACAAGACAGTCGAGCCACTAGGACTGATAAACAATATACAATTGCACAAAGTCATTCAATTTATTCTGGCAAACGTTCTAGTCTTGGTAAAGATGCAGTGGCTATGCATATTAGAGGTGTTAAAAAATATCGTAAATCAGAATTAAAAGAAAGTTTAATTAATATATTAAAAAAAGCTTTTGAAGGAAACAATGGCACAAAATAAATACTCACCAGATAATCCTTATGGATTAGACGCGGGAATTCATTTAGATCCCAATAATTTTAATAAACTTATAGCACAGCACGGTATTCGTGTGCGTATTGAGAAAGCAAATATTTGTCCTAACTGGCGTGGTAGTGTTAAAAGAATGCAGCATGATACAAATTGTGAACTCTGTGAGAATGGTTTTGTTCATTACGACCCAATAGAATGTTGGGCATTCTTTCAACAAAATCAACTAGTTAAAATGTATTTACGTGAAGGTGTATTTAGTCCTGGTGAAGCATTATTGTCCGTCCCTACACATGATGACAATGGTAAAAACATCTTATTAAGTATGTTTGATAAAATTACATTACTTGATCAAAAAGAAAGATTTGATGAACTTCTTAATAAATCACAAGGTAATGTTGATTTATTAAGATATGAAGCACTTAGTATAGATCATTTAATAGATGGTAAGGGCATTGTTTATAGTCCAGAATCACATTTTACTATTGATAAAAATCATAATTTATTATGGTTAACTGACAAGCGTCCGCATTGGGATGAAAGAACTGGTAGTGGAGAACCATTCTCTGTTACTTATATCTATCGACCAGTTTATAGAGTAATGAATTTATTACATGAAGGAAGATATTCTAATACTATCTTAAATAATTTTAAACAAACTGTAAAATTTCCACAATTATTACTTATGAAAAAAGATTTTTATGTTACTAAAACAGATTTAGAAAGTGGTCAAATACTTAAACCTCCTATTACTAGTGAGGAATGGGACTATGATTTTGATGTTCCAGATACTAATATTTAATTATGGCTATTATTATTCCAGAGCTTGTTTTAGAAGCGTCATTCCGAGATGGATTGGCTCTTCTGCGCAAATATCCAGAAAAGTTGAATGATTTGCTCGCTATGTATAAAGAAGAGTGGATGGCAAAACAATATGGACAAAAAACCATTAATACTCTTAAAACATGGATAAAAGATAATGGTATTACTATGTTACTTGGATGGAGTGATATTCCTAATAACATTCCTTGCGTCACCATTACAACATTATCTAGTACTGAATTAGAAAGTGAAGCTTATCTTGGTGATTATGGATTTACTGAAACTACTGAAACAGAACCAGAGATTGTTTTAGAAAGTATAATTCCAGTATCATTGGATACTACTACTGGGTGGATGGAGTTTGACCCTTCATCAACAAATTTTGGTACTGTTACTAATTTATATATGTATCGAGATGTGGCTGGAGCATCATTTAGTATTAAGAGTATTATAGATACTGATACTCGTAGAGCATTAAATATGGGGGTCGGAGTAGAGGCGGACATCACTGGTGTTGGAGATATAATTAGTAGTGTGGATTACTATCGTGATAGATATATGGAAGTACAATTACAGCATCAAATAGTAGTAAGTATTCATACTGAAGATCCGTTCCTTACAAAGAATTTAACTTATATTATGTTATATATGTTATTATCTGAAAAACATCGTTTAGTAGAAAGAGGACTAAGATTATCTACATTTGGGACTACAGAATTTACTAGAGATATACAAAAATTACCAGAGCATATTTATACTCAATCTATAAATGTTTATGGGCGTACTATGTTCAATTGGCTCGATGCTCGAGACAACCTCGCGTCTACTACTAATTATAAAGTTAGAGTACCTAAAGATATTTATGAGAGGGAAGATGGTGATATATTTACTGTGGATACTATAAATGATGATGAGTAATAAGTAATTGAGGAGTAAGGCATGGCCAATGATACGAAGCAAAAAATCAATAAGCTTGAGCCGAGCATCAAGGCTGGCAAAATCAAGAATGAACCTAAGAAAATCACGCCAAAACCAGAGATTAAAGCAAACGCCCCTAAAAGGACCACTTCAAAAGGTAAAGCAGTGGTTGTTAGACCGCTTGCCGAAAAGCAAGTAACTTCTCCATTGTATACATTTGAATCATGGTTTATGCTTAAGAAATTGAAAGTTACATGGTTTAAACCACTACAGGTTTATATCTCAAAACATTATCCTGAATGTCAAGAAGTTCCATTAGCTCAATGGGATAAAATTTTGAAGAAATTTTAAAGGAGTAATATATGTCCATTAAGTATAATTACAATGGTGCTACTATTTTACAACCTGGAGCCTATAGTAAGTCTTCAGTTAATGTTATTGGTGGATTCCCATTGTCTGATACAGGTATTGTTGGAATCATTGGTGAAGCTATCGCTGGACCTCCAGGAGATACTACTGGTATTGGTGTTCAAACTTTTACATGTGAACAAATGTCTTCATTAATAGAGACATACGTATCTGGTCCGATTGTTGACGTAGCTAGGGCACTTGTTCAACCAGCTCGTGATAACCGTGTAACCAATGGAGCACAATTAATTAGAATATGGAAAACAAATAGTTCTTTAGCTGGAAATAATACCATTAGTAATATTGATACAGTACAAGATACTCTTTATGACATTGATTCTCAGAATTATGGTGATGCAGAAAATCTAATTAATTTTTATATTAGTTCTGGTTCTTCACCTGACGCAGCAGCAGTGGTATTATCAGATTCAAATATCACTTTTCCATTAACTGTTACTTCTAACGACACACTTTTAATTGATGTTAATGGTACAACTTATACTCTTACAGTTACTACAGCTTCTGGTGGATCTATTGATGTAACTCAAGCACAATTAATTACATTACTTAATGGAGTTGCAGTCACAGTCGGTGCAGACACAGCAACTCCAGTTTGGGCGCCCTCTAAGCCAGTTATTGCTGCAGCTTCAGGATTATTAAAGGTTACGCTAACTATTGATCCGTCAATATTAACAGCATTTAATCAGATTCATGAATATGGTCTTTTAAGCATTGACACTTCAAATATTGCTACTTTACTTAATCTTACAGTAGCTTCCACAATTAGTGCGACAACTTTAGTCGTTACAGCTGGTGGGATTGGACCAGTTCGTGGATCTCGCGGTACTCGTATTATTACAATTAATCGTAATGATTATACTGAAACACTTGATGAAAATACAGGATTAGAGATATTTAAGATTTATTATACTGGTGCTGGTACGGTAGCTACAATGGACGTTAAGATGGTAAGCGGCAAAAAACGTCTTCAAACAACATGTACAGGTGCTACTGCTGATGACCTTAATCTTGCTTTAGAAGATTATACTGTTACTGAACTTGTTGCTTTTATTAATAACATAGGCGGCGGTGGGAAATACACATGTGTTACATCTTATTACAACGCCCCTGCGCGGTCCGCTGCAGATATTGATTGGTATGATGATATTGACATTCTTACTCTTCCAGTTGGTATTAAAGCTAATATGATTGATATTGAATCTAATGTTAATGAACAATCTCAGCTTGTTACTTTAGATCTTAAAGAAGATGTCTATGGTCAGATGGAATTAGTTACGGTTACTAATAAGACATATCTTACTGGCGCTGCACTCGGTGCGACATCTAATACTGACTTTTTAGATGGATTCGATGCATTGTTAAATACTCGTTGTAATACGGTTCTTCCGTGCATCTCACGTGACGCTACAGCTGATATTACTGCTGGATTAACCGATCCTAGTTCTACATATGATATTGATTCGGTTATTGCTGGTGCAGATACACATTGTCGTACCGCTTCTAATACTAAAAACCGTTCAGAACGTAACTGTTATGTTGGTTATCTTAATACATTTGAAGCTAGTCGAATAGCGGCTCGCGGTATGAACTCAGAGTTTACGTCAATGGCGATTCAAAATGTTGATGTTATTGGTACAGATGGTACGACTGCAACCCGACAGCCTCACGTTTTAGCGGCGCTTTGTGCTGGTATTCAAGCTGGACTGCCCATTGGTGAAGATATTACATTTAAATATATTAATGGATATGGGCTAAGTCACGCTACGTATGATGCCATTCAAGATGTTGATACTGCCATTAATGATGGTTTATTGGTAGTAAAAGAACCTGATTCAGGTGGGTACCGCATCGTGGTTGGTAATACAACTTACGGTAGAGATGCTAATTTTGTCTTTAATCGTATCGCTGTACTGGCGACCTCTCATTACATTGTATATAATTTACGTAATCAATTAGAGGCTATATTTATTGGTACAGCAAGACAATCAGCTTCAACTACAGCCAAATCAGTTTATAATATGGCTGCTTCTATTCTTAATAATTTCCGTGATCAGGGGCTTTTAGTTCCTGACGCCAATAATGGTTATACGGGCTACAAAGACTTAATCGTGAGACTTGATGGCGCAGCGATCTATTTAGATGTTAAAATTACTCCGGTTCAAGCAATTGGTTTTGTCTTTATTAATCTTACGCTCGATAACATTCGTGATGTAGCATAAGGAGGACTTAGATGTCTACATATACCGTATCAGGTGCCAGAGTTATTTTTAAAATTGATGGACAGAAAGTGGCTTTTGCTACTAGCTGTAATTATACAGTAACTCATGAGCATCTTCCGGTCAACGTTCTTGACCAATTAGAACCTGTAGAATACTCTGAAACTGCTTACTATGTTACATTTAGTGCGGCTGGCTTTAAAGTTCCTGGGTACTCTCCTTTAACTAAAGGTTTTATGCCAAAGCTTCAAGACATTCTTACACAGTCAGAATTAACTGCTGAAATAATCCGTCGCGAAGATGAGTCTCTTTTATTAAAGGTTGAACGAGTTAAAGCTATTGAACGATCCGGTTCTTTTGCTGCTCGTGATTTAGCGACCGAAGCTCTCAATTTCGTTGGTATTCGAGCAACTGATGAAGCTAACGTTCTTGGACCAAGCACTAGTGGTGCTTTGGGTTATACAGACTAATTTTTCATTTCACCCCCCCCTTTATTTAGGGCTCTGCTGGGTAGTTCCGGTGGGGCCCCAAATTTATATAAGTAACTATCGTAGTATATAATAAATATAAGTACTATAACCAATAAAAGGAGGAATATATGTTACCACTGATGGAACACACGTTTACAATGTCTTTAAAGGGTGCAGATTCACAGAGAACATTTACTGGTGAATTTATTTATAAACGTCTTAATGTTAAGAATCGTCTAGAATGTCAGAAATGGTATGCCCAACAGATTGAAAACATCGATGATGACTCATTAATGGCTGTATATAATATGTTAGCTGTATTGCGATTCGGTATTACTAAAGGTCCAGATTGGTGGGATGGTTCAGACAAAGGATTAGAATTATATGATATGAATGTTATTAGTTATATATTTGAAGAAGTCATGAAATTTGAACAAAAATGGATTGACAAGATAAAAGAAGACAGTAAAGATGTAGAAGTCCGTCCATTAGAAGAAGATAATGAGGACGAGAATGCCTAAGGATATTGATGAGATCCATATATCATTACAAGCTATTGCCTATAAATTAACTTTTAATAGGCTAGACACCGCCCTACAAATATGGTGGTCTCATTTTTATAAGAGGCCGATATTCCATGAAACGATTGGTGAATACACCATGGAAGAGATGTTACTTGAATGGAATATCCATAAGATGTTTGCAGACGATAACTTTAGACGTGAATGCGAGTCTCGCATAACGCAAGGCAAAGATTTTGATGACGAAGAATGGATTAAACAAGAGCTGGGCATTGATTATTTTAAAGATGTCCTAAATATAGATGATGAAACGGCTATTAAAAAACTAGCAAACGAAATTAATAAAGATGGAGGAGAAATACACGAAAGTTTTAGTAAAGGGTAATTATTATGGCTGATAAAACTTTAGAGCGAACAAAGTTAAGTGCTCAACAAGTAAATGACATCGCGGCTGCCGCCAAAATGTCTGGTGGTCTTGATCCCATGCTCGGTGATGAGCTTATTAAGATCATGTCTAACTTAATTACTTCTATCGAAGAATTACGCACTACTTATGATAAGCAAAGTAGTAAGATTGGGCGTTCTTCAACTGTACAGGGCAAGATGGACGCAGCTGGCAGTGCTGAAACCACTCGCTTAGTAATGAAACAGGGCAGTGCTTCCCTAAAAAGAGCTTTAGATTTATTATATGATGGTCCCAATAACGCGGCAGACCGTGCAGCTGCTAGTTGGCAAAAATTAATGCCGCAGAGCCGTTCATTGGGTGGAATAGCTGCTGAAATGGCAGGGCGAGCTGGACGCTCTTTAGGTAATTCTATTAGTGCAGGTACAAGAGGTACGGGAGGCGGTGGTGGGTCCGGCGCATCTATAGGAATGGCAGCAGGTGGTCCAATAGGAGCGGCGATCGGTACCGCTGCAGAGATGACTGTTGGTTGGGCCCTCAATTATTACAAACAATCTAAAAATGAAAGAGAAGCGCAGATCCCTGCAAGATTGCAGATTAGAGCACGAACTGGCAAACATGATCGTCAATTATATCCTTATTTTTCTGAAGGTGCAGAAATGGGGTATATGCCCAATGAAACTCTAGGCACTATGAATGCGATGTCCGGATTGGGCAGGGGAGCAATGGGGCTTACTGGTACGGCCCAAAAATTTAGTAGAGCAACTGGTAGTGATATTAGTGATGTTATTGGTCAGACAGCAGCTCTTAGAAGTACTGGTCAGACTGGTATGGGGTTACAAGAATCTGTTAAACGTTCATTGGCTGATGCTATGGCTGCAGGGTTTGATAAGGCCGACACATCACGATATATTAAACAACAAACCCATTTAATGTCTAGTATGACTGGCGGAGCTGGTAGTCCGTCAGCCATAAGTAGCTTTTTATCACAAATTTCTAATGTTACTGGATATATGAGCAGCCCAGAGCGCGCTGGTAAGACAGCCGCCGCATGGGGTAGATTTGGAAGTGGTGGCATATTTAACGCTCCAGAACACCTCGCCATGCGAGGGGCATTTAAATCTGCTGGAGTAAAACCACCCAGTTTAATGCAGATGGAAATGATTCGTGGTAATTTTTCTACATCCATAGGTAAGGGCGCATCATCCATATCAGATCCGGGTTTAAGAGACACGATGGGTCAATTAACTCCATATGATTTGGCACAAGGTATTACTGATATAACAGGTTCTGCTGGACCAGAAGCCGAATTTTTAATGGCCCAAAAATTCTTACCTCAGTTCCAAGGTATGAAAGGTATGGAAGTACATGAAGCTTTAAAAGCCGTTAAAAGATTGGGGCGTGGAGCGACCAGCGAGCAAGTTAAAGAGGCCACTGGCGGTAAGTGGGACATGGATTTTGAAAATGAACTAGATATGACAGTGTCACGCAACAGATCTCGATTTGCCAACACTAGAATGGCTGTTGGTGAAATGGGATTAGCAGCAGAGGCTCCGATACGAAGTGCAGCTTCATTTGCGGCAGCCACAGCAGCTGGTATTAATCAATCTAATATAGGCAAAGCATTCGGCCACGCAGTAAATGTAATTGATCAAGTTAGATCTGTAGGACAGGCAACTAGCGTTGGACAGATGGCACATTATCTTAGCCCCGAAAAGATTAAAGATCAATTTGCTGTACTTAATATGTCTAAGAAAGAAAGACTTGGTCATTATGAAAGAAAGCTTGCAGAAATGGAAGGTGATCGTTCTATGCTTGGTCAATTAGATAAGATGGGGTATCGAGGACAAATTAGTTCTTTACAACGGGATCTGGGCATTACTAATGGCGGTGACAAGAAATTTACAGATCGTATTGGTGGTGGTGGTGGTAAAAGCGGCGTACCCAACATGCGATTGGGACCAGGGGGCAGATCAGTTAGAGAGGATTGGGCTCCATACTTATATAAAAATGCTAGAAACATGGGGGTTGATCCGTACTTGGCCGATTCTACTATTTTAAATGAGTCTTCTTGGAATACTAATGCTGTTAGTCCGACTGGTGCCACTGGATTGGGACAATTTACACAAGGAACTTGGGGGGATCATAGTAAAACCTCTCTAAATATGCGTACTGATCCCAAAGCAAACATTGATGCATTGTTGAGCTATCTAAAAGATTTAAAACAACGCTATAAAGGCAATATGGTAGAAGGTATGGTTGAGTATACAGGCGTCAAAAAGGGTGGTGCTACTATGGGACACGTTAGTAAAATCTTTAATGACGCAGCGGCCTTACAAAATATGGATAAAAATATAGATACCATAGCAAATAGACCCCACAATATTGCTGGGGAAAAGAACAATTGGAGGCCACAATAATGCCAGTTCGTGACCCTACAATAAATGATTGTGTTAGTAGATGTAAAATTGTTGTATGGCACTATGATAAACAAGATACCATTGATAGTGGGTCTGGACCATATGATAGTGTAAGCGCTGGTAATAGTGGTGGTTATACTCCTCCCACTAATATCTCTGAAGGAATGAGCGGTGAGGGGATTACTGTTGAAGGTGCCATTAATCCAGTTGCAGACGTAGGCGTGGGTATGTTTTTAGAAGATCCTCTAGATGAATTGGCAGCTGGGGGGATTGGTATACCAATAGCAGGGCCTGGTGTCCCCATAATTTATTCTGGGGGGCCAGCGTATACAGATGGTAAAGAAGGTCTTGGTGGAGAGGGCATACCATCCTCTTATGCATCTTTAGGAGAGGATACGATTACTACTACTACTACTGAATCAGATTTTGAATTTGGTGGAGGTTCTTCTGGTGGTGCTGGAGCTTCAATAGGTCCCGAGACATGGACTGGTGGAATTGCAGACACACCAGAAGCCAAAAAAGAAAAAGAAAAGAAAAAACCAACTTATAGTGATGATTCTGATAGTGATTATATGAAAGTTACTGAATATACTTTTGATTCTGAAGATTTAGAAAATCCTATAATTGGTTTTAATTATACAAAAGCTCGTATGAATGCTCTTGGTGAATTTAATTTGCATTTAGCTGGATTATATAATATCCATCAATGTATCGCTCCTGGGGACTGGGTTGGAATTTATCTTACTCAAGGTAATCATAAATGGTCATTGCGTTGTTTAGGTAATGTTAATAGAGTAGAAAAGATTGATCATGTTGCAAAATATGATGGCTCTAGACGCATAACATTTAGTGTTAGTGGATATGATTTTGGTAAAGTTTTTCATCGTGCCATTATTTATATTAATAATTATATAGGTGAGGGCGTTACATCATTTGGTAGTTTCTTTAAAAAATTAATGAATACTAATGATGTGATCTCTCCTCCAGATGCTGCAATCTCTGCCTTCTTAGAACTTATTATTGGTACTAATAGTACAGCAGATAGTATGGAGATGGGTGTTGATCGTATCTCACAATGGAAAGTACCAGATAAAATGGCCCAAAAATTTGGTGGGGCCAGCAATCAACGTTTTAATGATATTTTGGCTAAAAAATTTGGTAAGATGCCACCAGCCGATACAATCGTCTCAGCAAATTTAATGAGTACAACTAGTCTATGGCAATTAATGCAATATTATGCTAATCTTCCAATTAATGAATTGTATGCTGAATTAGACGGCCCCATAGGACAAGAAAAACCCACATTATTTTTACGGAATAAACCATACACATTTAAATCTTATAAAGATCCAATGAAATTAATGGATGATTATTTAGAATATTTTTTAGATTTAGATGAAGTGGCAATAGACCGTAGTAATGTTTATTCTTCTAGACTTGGAGTAGCAGACCATGAACGTTTTAATGTATTTATGATGGATTGCGCTTTAGAAAATTTTGGTCTTGAGAGTACAGCTATGATAATAGCAAAATGGGGCTTCCCTAAATCATTTAATAAATCAATTGAACGTTATGGTACTTTTCCATTACTTAATACTACTAAATTTGGATTCATTAGTGATGTAGAAGAAGTAAAATGGGAATATATTGGTGCATGGAATTTTCTTAGTGCTAATTGGCATGCCAATCAACACAGACTTTATAATGGTACTATACAAATGATTGGTGATCCAAATTTAAGAGTAGGTAAGCGCTTAACATTAAAAGCTGATGGAGATTTTTGGAAATACGATCAATCATTTTATGTAGAGCAATATTCTGATGAATGGAGATTTCCTGGATTTTGGACACAAATGGCTATGGTTACTAGAGGAATTGCGATTGTTAATAATAAAGAAACTTATATTGATGATTCTGAAAGTCTTTATGATATGCACATAGGTTCAAATCATATTGGAGGATTGAAGCAATGATATTAGAAGATGGAACAATAGTAGAAGATCTTAAAGCTATGCAGGTCGTATCTACAGTAACACAAATGAGTTCACAAATTAATGGTATATATATGGCTAAGATTGATGGGGTCTTATATGTAGATAATATAAAAAATTCTACTAATAATTCTGACATTAAACAAGTTGAATATAATTGTACTATAGTTATGGGGCCATTAACTGGTCGACGTGTTTATAATGTACGCGATACAGCACCATTAGGTGGTAAGTATAATACTGCAGAAATTATTAGGTCAGCTGACACTCAATCAAATATTAATGATAGTCCTGAAAAAAGAGGTATAAAAAAAACTAATGGCTCCATGGTATATTTAATGTTTATAGATGGTCAGCCTAGTAATCCCGTTATTATTGGAGAAGCTAAATCTCCAACTTCATCTGCTGCAGCTACTACTGAGGATGGCGAAAGAGCATTCTTTGAATTTAATGGTATACAATTTAATATTAACAAAGAAGGTGGTCTAACCATTTCCAATACAGGGGGGCCCAAAGATGCAGAAGGCATTTCTTCTAATTCTTCTGCCGCTGGTAGCTCTATTAGTATTGGTACTGATGGTACAATGGCTATGTCTAGGGGTGATCAAAAAGTAGAGCTAGACAAGGATGGTCAGATAGCTATGACTGGACCAGGTGGCACCGAAGTCAATTTAAAGACTGGTGGGGCTACCGAAATGAAGGGATCTACTACGGATATAGATAGTACACAGGCTGTGAATATTAAGAGCGCCATGACTAAGATTGGTAACAGTGGAATACCTTCCGCACGCGTCGGAGATATATGCGTTGGTACTGGCAATCAAGGCGCTCCAGTAATTTCTAAAATTTCTAATGGTAGTTATATAACTATGGTGGGGTCATAATGGCAATAGTATTAGGACCAACAGAACGTAAGGCCATATCAAGAAGATTGATTAAGTTACCGTCCGAGATTAATGTATTAACTGAAACTTCTACCAATTTAAACGATGCGGCTACCGCGTATACAGATGTAGACACTACTAATGAACAATTCTTATCTTTTTGGATTGATAATGCAGACGCCTATTTAGGTGAACGAGAAGAATTAATTGGTAGTACATATGAGACTTTTACTTTTTTAGAAGCTCAAGCTCTACCACCATATCCAGATTCTAGTACTCCAGATTCAACTAATAAGTTCTTCCCATGGACTGATCCTATAGATATTCTTAATGATAATTTTTATATGTTTCCAAAGATTCATTCTTATACTAATGGTACAGTAACAGGTACTACTATTCCAAGTGAACAGGCCCATGCTAATTCACACAATAAAATTATTAAAGCTCTTCAAAGTGGACTGGGGGGCGGGGGTGGGCTTTTAACAATAACTGGTGGGCCTTATGCACCTGGTGGTACTATGCCCATTGCTGACGCTACTAATGTGGCTAATGGATCTATTATATTTGTATATGATGCTGTACCAGCAACTACAGGATATTATTTATTATATGTAATTTCTGGTGGTGGAGTCGTTGGAGCATCAACTCTAACAGTGTATAATATTGGTGGTAGTGGAACGATTGATGCCGCTTCGATAGTTTATATTACTAGTGCTGGTATTATATGGACTGATGGTGATAGAGATACTTTTCCAAACGCTGGTTCTGGTCCTGGCGCATTTGCTGGTAGTAATAATATGGCAACAGTAATAGATACTTATTGTCGTACGTCTGGATTATGGTCAACTAATTTAATTGCTGAAGATGGATATTTAGTAACAAATGAAGATCCAAATTACGCAATAGAGATCGCCACTGCCATTACAGACATTGGCATTATAAATGCTGGCATTACCGCATGGTTGACTGCTGGAGCAGCGGGCCCCAATGGCATGTGGAATGATTCACAGTTAAATATTTTTGGTCCATTGGTAATTCAAAGAGTAGCAGATATTATTATTAGAATCACTGAATTGGTTGCGGCTATGGGGTCTGTTACAGATAATGTAGATGGAACTTATAGTATAGTGGTAGGAGCGTTAGCCTCTCGATATCAGAACTTAGATCGCAAAATTAATAAAAGTTATGGTTCTGGTGCACAGGCTCTTAATATGGGTAGTACAAAGACTATTATAGATCAACAAAAAAGCAATTCTGAAGGAGCTCTAGCTGATTATTCACTAGTAATGGCAGCCGTCGCCCTAACGATAGATGGTACTGGAGGAAAGACCATACAAATAGATGATATTACTGGATTCGTAGCTGGAGATTCCGTCTATGTAGTTGATGAAGTACAAGCCGAATTATCAGGAATAGTATTGTGGACCTATGATGATGGACGAGTAGATTTAGATTTTGAAGTTTCTATAAACTATACCAAAGATAACTTAGCTAGATTGTATAAAGTATTGTAATTATATATGGTTACATATTATACTTGAATAGAGGTAACATAATATATGGCATCTATAACTAAAGCATTAGATAATATTGCAGGGGGCGTTACTAATTATTTTACGGGGCGTTCTAATGATGCGACTTATCCTTGGGTTAAATATCTTGGAGCATTTCTATCTGAACAAACCTCTATTATTAATGGACAACATAGATGGCGTCTAAATTTAGGATATAGTTTTACAGTACGTAATGGACCACCTCCAGGTAATTCCTATACTGATGCAGCCACATCATGGCTAACTACTGAAGAAGAAAAAAATGATATGCCTGGTGGTAATTTTAATGAATTTAGGTTTAATATTAATCCACAAAACATTACTATGAAGGAACCATTTGCTATTGATATTTTACCAACACAAACTGGTTATGCAATACAACATTCTGGTTGTGTTACACGTGAGATTACTATTAATGGTACTACTGGTGTGCATCCAGAGCGTGGTTCTGGCGGAGTAGTAAAAGGCAATGCATCTGCAGCTTTAGGTGCCATAGGTGTTAATAATGCTCCAGCTATGTTTTCTAGTGGCACTGGCATTTTTACTGGTGGTCGTCCTGGATATGTTCATTTTCATTTATTAAAGAATTATATCAAAGCGTATGTTCAATTAAAAGCCATGCCAGACTATAAGAACATGCAATTAATATGGAACAATAAAAAAGATAATGAATCGTGGATTGTTGAACCCATGGATTTTACAATGGTTCGCACAGATGCACAGCCAATATCTTATCAATATTATATTTCATTAAGAGCATTAAAAAAGACTGATTATATTGGTGATGATGCTGCAAATCAGCTTGGTGTTTTCGGTGATTTTTTAGATGGATTACGTACAATAGAAACAGTTATTGTAGGCGCTACTGAAGCCATTACTATAGGTGCTGGTATTATTAATCAAGGTACTGAATATTTAAGACAAATTTATGAAGGTGTTGAAAGTTTAATAATTGAACCAATTAATCAAGTAGCAAATTTATTAGGAGCTGTAGCTAATGGTGTAAATACCGTTTCAGCAATGCCTCGTCAATTCTATACTAATTTACAGATATCAATTAAGAATGTAGAAGATCGTCTTAATGATATAGCTGGCGAGGGTTCTGCTTCTTATAATACACGCTATAGACGTCTAGACAGTGGTAGTGATCGTACTGATACTGGATTTAATTACACAGAACGAGATTTGTTAAGGGCTTTGACTAATGTGCGACGCGGTATTAACATGGTTACTTCTACCGATTTATTGTTTAGTGGTACTACTACAGAGCCAGTTATTACGTCTATTGATATTTTTAATACAGACAACTCTATTGCTTTATCTAATGAAGATAAATTGGCATTACGCAAAACTACTAATGCTGGTATTGAAAAAATGTTTAATGATCGTATGACTATAGCAACTCCACCATCAGTTAAAACTACAATTATTAGGCGTGATGAAACATTAGAGGATATCGCTCGTCGAACTCTTAGTGATATAGGCAGGTGGACTGATTTAGTTATTTTAAATCAATTAAAAGCTCCATATATAGAAACTCCAGCTTCAGCATCTCGTGGAACACTGGCTCCTGGTGATAGAGTATTAATTCCATCTAATAATTTGCCAAAGACCAATCTAACTAGTAAAGCTCGTCGATCTTATATTACTATTGATATGACTGAAACTGAAAAGAATCTTGGAGTAGATATAGAATTAAATAGAGATAATGATTTGCGAGTGTCTAATACTGGAGATTTAGATTTAATCGCAGGGGCTAGCAATGCAGCTCAAGCTATTAACATTATATTATTTTTAGAGAGAGGCGCTTTAAAGTATCATCCATATAAAGGAATTGGATTATATCCTGGTGTTACAAGTTGGGTTGGAGTGGAAAAAGCTTTAGAAGATGTACGTACCGCTATTACCAGTGATGGACGTTTTGAACAAGTTAAAAATCTTTCTATTACACGTAACGGATCTGCAATATACGCTACTATGTCTGTATCAGTTACAGATTATGATGAATCAATACCATTACAATTCGCTTTGTAATGTAGGAGAGAATTATGACGATTGCACTTAAATCATTTCCACAAGTTTTAGAAGATCTTGTGGCTTATGTAACTACCAATACATCAATTACTGATATGAATCCTGGTTCAGTCGCCTTAACAATGCTTGAAGCGACAGCTCACGAAGATTCTCAACAATACATGTCTATGGTAGATATCATACGTACATTCAATCTTGATACCACTTATGGTGAAGATTTAGATGAAAGAGCATTAGAATATGGATTAACAAGATTATTACCAATTACTGGAAGTGGTTATGTTGTTTTTTCTGATTCTGCTTTTAATAAAGTATCGTCTAAATTATATTCTGGTGTACCAGGTCCAATCGCAGGGCAATCATACATTTATATAGAGTCAGCACTCAAATATACACCCACTGGTACGGTAATAATAGGCCGTGGAACCAATAGAACAGAAACGATTACATATAATAATATTGCTGTAATTGGTGGGGGTGTTTATTATCGTCTTGATCTTTCTGTCGGTCTTAGTAATGATCATGGAACAGAAGAGACTGTTATTCTTTCACAGGGTGGTGATCGATTAATTCCTGCTGGTACTGAAGTTTATGTTGAAGCATCTGATGTTAACCCACAAATTACGTTTGTATCTATTGATGATGCAACTATTTTAGACGGTGAAATAAAAATTACTGATATATTGGTACGTTGTATTGCATCGGGCAGTCAAGGTAATGTTTCTGTTGGGGCCATTCGTAATATGACGTCACCTCCGATTGCTACTATTTCAGTATCTAATGAAGAAAGTTTTGTTAATGGTGCTGACTTAGAGGACGACGCTAGTTTACGTGATCGTATTAAAGTTAATATTCAATCATTGTCTCGAGCAACTAAAGCTACTCTACTTGGTAAGATTGTTGGTATTGAAGATGATATACAGCAAGCTACGGTTAAATCTGCGAGTTTTATTGAAGCTACTGTTCTTGATCAACCATCTTATCTTTATATTGATGATGGTACTGGACTTGAACCTACTTATGATAATAGAGGATATGAAGTTATTTTAGAAGAAGCTACAGGAGGCGAACGACATTTACAGTTTGACTATTATCCTTTAGTTAAGGCGTCATTAATCACAGTAAATGAAGAACCCTATGAATTAGATGGTGGTATGACCCTTCAGATAAAAGTTAATGATGAGACTGAAAATATTACTTTACAAGATACTGCATTCTTAGACATTACTGCGGCGACCGCTGAAGAAGTAGCGGCTCATATTAATGAACTATCTGCATTAGCTGAAGCAAGAACAACTGGTGGTCGTAAAAAAGTAATTATTCAAGCTAGAGATATTATAAATGAACGTATTCAAATAGTCTCTGCCACACCACCAGCATCTACAGACGCTAATAGTATACTTGGATTTAGAGCCAATGTGTGGATTGAGACAGCTAACATTTATAAAAATGACACATTACTTAATAAAGATGGTACAACGGCAAGTATGGTTACTACCATTGCTGAGCCTTATAATATTACTTCTGGTCAAGTCCTTGAAGTAATTGTAGATGGTAAAGTTTCTAACGTTCAGACTATTACTTTTACTCCTGGTGGGTTTTTGTCTGCTCAAAATGTAGTAGATATTTATTTAAATGTTCAAATGGCTGGCGCTACCGCAGAAGTTACAGCTGCTGGTGGGGTTCGAATCACTTCAAATACTGTTGGATCTTCAGATTCTTCTATTGTAGCTAATGCTGGTGGCGCTAATATTGTTTTGGGGTTTCCTACTATTGCAGTTACTGGACAAAACGCAGATTATGAAATGAATAAATATAATGGTCAGCTTAGACTTAATACAGCTCTAGTACCATACGATAAAATCACTGCTGGAGATTCTAATGTAAGGGCATGGGTTAGATGTACAACTGCTGAACCTTATGGAATTACAGCTGGGCAAACACTTATTATAAATGTTGATTCAGTATCTGGTGTTGGTGATCAAACATATACATTCGGTAGCACTGGTAGTTATACTGCAGCACAAATCGTTGCAACTGTTAATGCTGCATTAGATCCAGCCAATCGTATTCAAGGTATCACTCTTTTTGAGCATACTATCGGTACAGATACTTATTTAGCTGTTCGTACAAATACTTGGGATGAAACTAATGGTGATATTACATATTCTACGACTAGTACAGCAGTAAATTTAGATTTTAGTACTACTCCAGCTTCTAATCAGACTCCTACTCATGCATATTCTGAAAGTGCTAATACAGAAGATTATACAATGGGGCGTGACCAGAATTTGATTGTCGTACTAGATAATGATGTTGTTGATAGAACATTTAATACAACAATGCATGTGGCTGGTACAGTTAGTACAGATGTTAATATTACCAGTTTTGAAGCCACTGGGTTGTCTACTGATTATGCTAACAATGACATTTTTATTGATTGTGATATTCAATTTGCAACAAATACTACTACCATTTTATTGCGTGATACTGTGGGTACCATTACTGATTGGGATGCTCCATCAGGTACCATTACTGTAGGAATTGCATTGGCAGCGATCCCGCAAATTGGAGATACATTTACTATCATTCCACGCACTGCAGCTAATGTAATTGATTTATTTAATAATACAAATTTTTCTACTTTAAGTGTTTTCGCAAATATTGATTTATCATATAGTGGTACTAAAGTACAAGTTTCTGCAGTTGATCCGGGGAGTGATAAATCAGTATGGGTAACTGGGGGGACGGCTAATAATTTTTCTATTGCACTTGTTAGTGATGGTACCATTGCAGGTACATGTACAACTGATTCTATCGCTGGTTTGGCTATAGGAGAGTTGGTTACTCTTACTAATAACGTTCCTACATCTACAGCTGAATATGTTGTAGCCATTGCTGGATCTGGACCGTATACTATTACATTTGATGATACGTGGCCAGCGAGCGTTACACCTGATTTATCTGCATATACTATAGCAACTAATTCAGTTATTTCTGATAATAACAATTTAGATTTTGATACTTCGCTGGTAGAGGGAGTAGATGGCTATAAGTATTACACAGGATTGCTTCGTGAAGTTCAATGGCAATTAGATGGTCTTGATACTGACTTAGTGACCTACCCTGGATGGAAAGCTGCTGGTGTGCAAATTGAAGTGGCCACCCCAGTTATTAAACCTTTAGCATTTACATTAGACATAACAACTAAATCTGGATATACACTAGGTCAAGTTACGAATGCTGTTAAGGGTGTAGTATCAATGTATGTTAATTCATTAAAAATTGGTGAAGATGTTATTCTTATTGAGATTGCTACTAGAATTCAACCAATTACTGGAATTGCTGATATAGAAATTATGTATCCAGCAGATAATGTCGTGATTACTGATAATGAATTAGCTAGAACACGTGAGACATATATAGATGTAGGATAATTAATATGGCAAACTTATCAAAATTTCAACGCATGCAACGATTTTTCCCTAATTTTTATGCATTAGGACAAAATCAAGTATTAACTGGCTTTATGGGTGCAGTTTGTGAGGCTGATGAGAATATTGTTGTACAGATTGAAGAGACAAAAAATCAATTATTTGTAAATTTTGCAGATGGTAAATATTTAGATTTATTAGGATCTAGTTATGGAGTATATCGTCCAAGCGTCGTATCAGTA